GATTTATCGGAGCAGCTGAGTTTAATTGACGATAGGTATCTTCTAAAAAAAGAACGTAATTTGCTTGCATCTTTGTAATTGATGCCATCTTATCTTGTAACTGACCCATTACTTCAATTAATCGAGGATGAGTATTACCTGAAGTTATCTCCTCCATTACCTTGATTATGGTAATCTTAATAGTCTTTAATTGAAAGAATAGGTTGGAGATATTGATTGTATCGAGCTCTTTTTTATGTCGAGCATAGTCATTCTTTTCAAAGATTCCAATATCAACGAAATTTTTAAATAGGGAATCGGTTATTTCTCTAGCTTTTACTGTGAACTGGCTACTCATTTCCTCAAAATCATACGGACTTTCAGGTCTAGTCTTTTCTGAGATCTCATTGTCAATCACCATGTCATCATGAGTATCGGTTCCAATTGATCCTAATAGTGACTGAATCTCGTCTCTGAGGTGAGCACGATTCTCTCGGCTCATCCCCGCTTTATTACTGCTCATTTATCTAATTTTATTTTCGTACTTATCCAGTGCAGGATTGACGTTTATCTTTATTTGCTTTACTGACTCCACCCATTCATAAACAATGCTTTCAACCTGCTGTATTAAGTAGTCTAGGAGAGGATGCGCATTGAACATTTGAGAAGAGAGAGTCTTTTTTAAGATTTGACCCTTATAATCAAATCCAGTATTCATTCTTTTTTCTTTACGTTCAAAGATGGGACGATATATGCTATTTTTTACCATGTTAATTAATCTTTTTTGGTCTAGGTACGATCTCTTTAATTTGAATGTTGACTGGACCTAGTGAATCTGGCGTGATTCCAATAGAATAAACATTTCCATATCGATCTGTAAAACCGCCTCGGATTATAGGAAATTCCTGATAAGAGACAATAATATCGTTAAATTCGTCAATACCAATATCTGAAGCTGACGGTTTTTGAATTTTTAAAATTTCATTCTTTTTACATACGATATTTATTGAGACTGAATCTACTCCATTTACCTCTTCAATTATCTTAATCAAATCACTTTTAGGTATTCTAGTAAATCTAGTATTTTGAATAAAATATTCACCTAAGTTATTTAGGATGTCTCTTTTAATTATATCGGTCGACACGTCATCAAATGCTATGATTGAAGTATTGATTACGTACTCACTAGGAATAGGATCAATGATTTGAACATCAGTTGAAATTAATTTGCTTCCAGACTTTTCAATATACTGAAGAAGTTGATTTTTTTGATAATCATTTAGTATAAATCGGTCAAGGCTTGCACTAAAATAATCTTGAGCAATATTAAATGTTTTTCGAATATCTGGAATAAGAAAAAGATTTATCATTCTAGAATCGAGATCATCGATCGCAACGTTTATTATGGAAAAAAGTTTTAATTTTTTTAACGCGTTTTCGTAGTGATCGGTGTTAACTAGTGCAAAGCTCTTAGATTGCTTAGGGGCAAGTAATCGAGTCAATTTAGAATCTTCGGCATTGGCTCCAAAGAAAGGTGCGTTTGAGGTAGAGATCTCGATATATTCATTTAGATCAATCTCATCACCTAGGATACTGAATCCAGTATCTACAAATTCAAATTTGATACTACTTAAGTCATTGCTTCGAATATTTCCGTTTGAACCTTCAGTCACCAAGTATTCGACTAGGATATCTGCTCCCCGAGTAGGTATTTTTCCGTAGTTTCCATTTCCAAAGAATAGATCAACTCCGCTAGTCATTCCAGTTTTAATTAGGTATGCTTTTTCTCCTCTAGGCATATCAATAATTGAATCATACTTTGTCCATTTTTCACCATTTACATGAACGTTAACCATAAAATTATCAATATAGTAGTTTTGTGGGCTGCCGATTGCAAAACTTTCAACTGGTTCACCCTTAGCAGTAACCGTCTGTGATTCAATTATACCCTGTCTAATTCCTATTCTAAGTCCGTTATTTGTTCCATTAAAGGAAAACTTTATCTCATCTTGGGGAAGATCTAATATGTAGGTTAATCCGTTATTTGCACAACGAATCCTAGTTAAATTAGGTATGATTACAAAATCAGTCGGTGGATCGCCGGCTCCTGCAATCGTGGATAAGCTTATTTCACCAGAGGCAGAGACTGCTCGGCTAGGATTGTGTCCAGCCAACGTAGCTAACGAATAGATTGAGGTTAACCGAGTGGCTTCATTAATGTTTAACTCTGTGATGGAGTCTTCAATATAATAAAATACAAGCTGTGTTAAGTTCTCAACCACTAATAATAACTGACCGAATGGAGAGGCAGACGTAAATACTGCTCTACTTTGACTAAACTTAGCAGTCAAATAATTTATTGTTTGAGAAAGTATGTCCTCAACATATATGCTGAGCCTAGTAAATACTTTAAAATCGTCTGTGACTTTTGCCATGTAGCAATCCTATTTATTTTATTTATTCATTTATCTCCATATCCAGCCCTATTAATTTAATACTTACATTTCCTAAAAGGATCTAGTAAGATAAATAGAATAAAGAAAAACATAATAATGTTTAAATCACTAGATAAGAAGAACATATATGATAATTCTCAAATCTCATTCTGCTTTGAGTTTTTTTCGCCTATGCGAAAAATGGATGCAGCCGCTAAGATTTCTAGAGCACTAGGAAAAAAGATTAAGTGGTTTAGTGAAGTAAAGAGCGACTTTAAGCCAACTAACGAAACATTTAAGCTTTCTCCGACCTATTCAAACGGATACAAAGAGATGCAGCTTAGTACAGGCCTAATGCCTTATCAAGAAGCTATCCACATGTATTTAAAGGTAGCGAATGTAATCGAAGCAATCGGATTTACCACAGAACGATGTAGAGTAAGAACTTCAATTAAACTTAATGAGAACGCTCTTCAGTTATCTACCCATGTAAATAAATTAAATCGATTAAAATACTTGATTAGCTTAAATGAGAAGAGATTATTTGAATTATGGCCACAGCCTGAAAATGAAAATCGTCTAATTTATCAGAATCATTTTCAATACGTACAGCCAAAGAGACTATATGATATGATTTTAACTGAGTCAATCGTTGAACGTGGAGATTCAATTGAGTTGAATTTTCCAGAGTCTGATTTTTTTGCTACTGATTTTTCTCAACTTGCTAGCGGTAAACTTAATATAAATTATATTTCGGGAAAAGACTATATTCGAAAAAAGAAAGAAGCAGTCGAGACACTAAATATTATCATTGAACACCTATATGATACCCTGACTGAAAACTATGCTTATTCAAATCAAGAAAAAATCAAGATTTCTGAGATGGTTAGAGATTTTAGGTCAGCGATTGATTCAACTCGATCAGTTTTGGGATTTAGGGCAGGTTTTCCAGAAATTGACTTGTATGTTGACTTAAGTCAAGCTACTCACCTTCTTGAAGCAGTATATCCACAGATTAGGGAGAAACTATTTAGATTAATCATAGGTGGTGGAATAACTGAAGCTACTGTAAATTATGATACTCGTCGAGGCAGACTTCAGATAAAGGACGCAAAGATCAAGAGAAGCATTCTTCTAGAGGGCATTGAATTCTTTGGGTGTGAGATTGAAGGAGACGTTAAAAACTGTCTTTTTGAAAATTGTGTTATTCGAAATTCTAAATTAGAAGGATGTTCGATTCTTTCAAATAATTCGGTTAAATTTTCTAAATTACTTGACTGTGACTATTTAGGAGAGTCAAATGATATTACTTCAAGTTTCCTAGATAATCCTGATGCAAAAACAATAAATGCTAACTTGACTGAGTGTCTTGTAAATAGAGGAAAGTTTACCCTAACCTCAGAGATTGATAAATCTACTACGATCATAACTAAATAACTTAAAAGATAGTTAGGGATAGTCTTCTTATTTATTCAAAAAGATAAATAATAAAAATAAACCAATCATAGGATGGCTGTCTATAACAATTTACAGACGATTCGACGATTAACTAATTCAAGTTTGACTTCACTCATTGACGTGACTAACCTGAATTTTAAAAGTCTATCGGATGCAAACCTAGAATTCTTAAATAACATTAGTTATAATGAGACGACTAATTCCCTTTCGCTCTATTCAGGCACGTTTGAACTTGCAGAGATCACAAATCAACTCACAATCTCACAGAGCAGCATTCCAATGTTTACGATTAACTCTGCAGGTAATGCAGTAGGTAAATCAATATTAGTAGATGTTTCCGAGACACAGAGACATAGATTCACCGATTTTCCAGCATATCCAGCAGTAGGTGTGCCAGGAGAAATAGTCTATACTGGAGTAGCGGGTCTTGATCCAATTTATGGAGAAGATTTTATAGGCTATCTTCAAGATAGGGGCTGGGTTAGTTTAACTGGCGGATTTGGATCGGCTGGAAGCGGCGGACATAAAAAAATAATCGATGTCGGCGAAATCTTAAATATTCCAGCTGATTATCAATATTGGATATATGGTAATTTCACGATTGGAGGAGTAGTTAATAATTATGGAGAATTAGTTATTGCAAACGGTACCTTAATTATTTCTGGGGCTGGGCAAATTAACAACTTCGGTGCAGGCATGATTAAACTTGTTAATCTAGCGACTGGTACAAGCATGCAAGTGGTAGTTCAAAACTTTGTAGCAACTGCTCTAGTACCTCTCACAATAACTCACGGATTGGGTACTAAAGACTTTGTATATAGCGTTCGTGATGGAGATAC